GGTCTATTGCGTGGGCCAACGCCATCACGCAGTCATTGTGGAGTCCCAAGTCCACGATAAGGCCGTCACGCCATGCGTGGGTTTCCAACTCTTCAAGCATGATATTGACGGTTCGCCGCGTTTCATCCGAGCCAAAGGGGATAATCAGCCTTTCCTGTTCAAACCACACGCGCAGTCGGTTCAGTAGCCCCTGTTTCAGCGTGCGGTTGCTAACTTTGCTCCGTCGGTAATCGGGCACCGCCCCCTTCTGCTTGAGAAGGTTCTCATACATCTGCTGGAAGCCAACATCTTCCGCTGCGAAGGCCGGGTTGCCGAAGCGTTTTAGCCACTCAACGATTGTGTCTGCCTGTTTGTCCGGCGGAAAATCGTTTCTTCGCCACATATTGACGAAGTGGATATCTCCCTCCCTATCCTGTCGAAGAACGACCATCACGGAATAATCCTGTCCCAGCCCATGCGCCGGGTCGAACCCGATTGAATAGCGCGAGTCTGGATGCTCTTTGGCCCACTCCAGCACCGAATCCATATCCAAATGTTTGCGGGTTAGCGTGCGGGGATATACTGCCGCCGCATCATCCACGACTTTACACAGGTATTCTTGACTGAAGGCCAAATCGCCCATCACCTTCCATTGTTCGAGCAAATAGTCTATGTTGCGGAACTCCGGCCACATGGCAACGGGCGCAACCGAATCTGGGTCCGCCCGCCACTCATCCCAATTGGGGATGGACGACCAAACGGCGGTTTTCCACGCCGGGTTGTCCAGCATTTCCGTATGGTAAAGGTCCGTCATTGACATTGGGGTTCCCACCGCATAGAAGTATGTTCCGGGGTCAAGCAGCGGAGTTATCGCTTTCTTAAACCACTCGCGGACAGTTTTCATATTTTTATCGCCCATCTCATCCAGCACATCATCGAAGGCCACACAGGCTGGGTGGTCGCCACGAATTGCCGACGACACGCTCGACGCCTTAATCCACGCCCCGTTCGTGAAATACAATTCTGTTTTGTTGCCTCGCGAGCGGTCCAAATAGCGGGAGAGTTGCGGGTGTGCTTTGATATCCTGTCGAAAATCTTCTAACCGCCGCGATGCCGTATCCATGCTCGCGGAGAAAAGCCAGACGGTGAAGGGTTTTTTATTATGCTTGTTGAACAGGCAATGGTGGAGTAATTTCACCCGCAGGGTTGTTGATTTGGAGTGCCCCCTCGGGGCAATGATACAAACTCGGTGAACTTGTGCGTCGCCTCGATTGCCGTATAACTCCATCCAATCCCCGATATGTTCCCCCCAAGTATAACCGAGCCACCGATAGAAAAACTTGATATCAATTTTGGCGCGCTCTATGTTGAAGGGGGTCATTACCAAAGGCAACACCCCTACTGTTCGCTTTCCATAACCGGGGCGTATAACGAGCCGGTTAATCCCTGCTCTCGGTCTATCATGTGCGCGCACAGGCCCGCCCGCGATATGTAGCCCATGCGGTAGTGGTAATTGTCATTGCCCGAAAGCGACGGCAGTTGGATTACGATTGCGCCATCCGACTCCACTAACTGTCGGTAATGTTTGTGTCCGTGGAACCAAATATGATTCTCGCACGCTCCCCAATCCCCCCGCGCCTCGGTCGCCATGATGGAGGGTAGTTTATTGACTCGGAGGGAGTCGCCGTGGGTAAAACCGATGAGGGTATTACCATAGGTGACATACTGCCGGAGTTGCGGTGATACTACGACTTCTGTATCGTCCACGCCCTCATACACCGCCGAAAGATACATCATCAACGCCAGCGACGAGTGCCTGTCGTGATTTCCGGGCATGAAAACCACCTTGACGGGTGCTACCGCACGCAGCAGGTCAATATGTTCCCGCGCGAGCGTGCATCCGGTCATTAGGATTTGCGCTGGCGACCCGCATACATCTTGTGGGGTGCCCCGCGTCGTTGTAGCCAACGAATTATCAATATGGAACCAATCGCTGCCCGTCGCCATGATAATTTGTTCTGGTCGGCCCGGCAGCCTACTGATGAGGTTTTCAGTCTTTTGCATTAGCCGCTGCCGCGCCTCATCAAAGTCAAACTTTTCCCCGGTTTCATCGACCCAGCCGTATTTACCCCAATGTAGGTCTGTTGGGCTGATAACAAGCGCATAATCGTTCTTCGCGACCCAATCCGGCGATTTGAACGGTTTTATTGTTTTTGCCTTGCCCTGTTCACCCAACAATGCTCGGAAGTCACCCAACAGCACTTCATCGAGCGTGCGAAGGGTGTCAGCGTCCTTTTGGATTTCGCGCCACCGCTTTTTCTCCATTTTTTTATGGAAAACCCTGCGCTGCTGCATCAAAACATCGTCAACCAAGTCATCAACGGGCCGCGAAAGCATTTCCTCGTCGGTAAATGGCTCCATATCGTGAATCCACCCATGCTTACGGATATATTCGTTCATCCATTGGCGGGGAAAGTCAAACTCGCGTGCGACTTCGCCAACGGTCATGGAGTTACCATCCATGTTGGAGTATGAAATCTTCATCGCGCGGTGGGTCGCCCCCTCCACCGCGACAAAACCTCCGGCGGCATCAATCATCGTTAGGTAGGTATCGTCGTTTTTATCATAGTAAAACTCCGTATCGAGTCGCCAGCCATCTTCTTCGTCTTTTTCACGCGTCGGCCGCAAAGTGTTTTCCTCATTTTTAGCGAGCCAACGCTGGATAGCGAGCCTCCACGCATTAATTCCTCGTCGCGGTTCAATTTGATGAAGGAACCTCGCAAACGCAAGTTGTGACTTGTGCCCAACCGGCGCATACTGCTCAATTAATTCATTCCCGCCGACAAATCCGCCGTTGCTTTCAGCCCCTACCATGATTATATCGAGTCACTATTTGCTTATCAAGGTTCCGAATGGTAGTTTATTCTTTTTCTTTTTTCAGTAGCCCACAGAAATAATAAATCCAATCCAGCACCCCATTTGGTTTAATTCTTTTTTTTCTTCTATAATGGTTGACCCCTACCCCACTATACTACTACTACTATACCCTTTACGAAACTAAACCACCTTTGAAAGAATAAAAGAATAAATGGGTTAGGGGCGCAGTCACGCGTTTATTTCTTTCTGTATTAATTTTGTTGACAAAAAGAATTAATCGGCACCCGCCAACATTGATACCACGCGGGACGAATCCCCCATTGTCGTGACAGTTTGGGCGAAGAAAAACAAGTAAGCGCATGGGATTTCAACGAACTATGGGAAGCACTATCCAGCAATCAAGACTTTTCTATGTGTTATGCAGACAACATTTGCGTTGATGTTCCGGCCGGTCTTGGGCCTACGGCTATGCTTATATTGGGAGTGGCTGAATTGCTGTTTTGGGCCTTAGTTTTCGTGGGTGGAGGGAGAATCTTAAAACAACACAAACGCAAGCGAAGGATTAATGCCAATAGAAGGCGACGCAGCAATAGCGATTTTGACCAGAATCGAAAGCGTCAATGACCGAGTGACGGATATTAGCGGTCATATCAGCGTTGTAGCAGACCACGCCCAAAGTATTCACGATTTGGAAACGAAGGTTGATACCATCCACGACGATATCCAACTGATTAAGGAGGGGCCGGTATATTCCCTCGACCAATTTATCACAAAGCGCGTCGCACAAGTGACGGGTGGAATCAGCGGAACGGTCCTTTTAATCATCCTAACCCTCCAACAGTTAGGTTGGATTTAAATATCAACCCCCATATCCCTTCAAACATGGTCGAGTTTAACTTATTCCGCAGTCGGAAAAACAAAGACGACAGCAAGGCTAAAATAATAAACAGCCAGCGAGCGGGCCTCGCATCAACCAAACCCTTTCGTCTGGCGGCCGGCATTCCCGATATCCTTCGTGATGCCGAGCGATTGGGCAAAGACACAAAGTTTGATAACGAGTTTGACCTGTATGACCTCATGCTCAAGTTGGACCCGGAACTAAACGGTGCCGTTCGCGCCGTATCGCTCACGGCCAACAATTATGAAATTAATTACAGTCGGGGCAAAAACGCACGAATACGGAACGCAGTCAAGGAATTAGTCGAAGATACGCTCGATTTTGACGATGTGATGATAAACGCCATGCGAAACCTCATGGTTTATGGTAATGATATCAATAAGTTGGTCGGCAAGGCCGGCGAAGGCATCACCGCTCTCCAATCCCTCCCAGCCAAACAAATTACAATAGTTGATGAGCGGGGCGGGCTTGACAGCCACTTTTCCGCCAACGACGAAAACCCAATCATAGAGGCGACCTCATATATGCTCCGAGAGGGCACAATGTATCAACAGCAATTCCCCAGCGACGAAATGCTCCATATCAAAATTGATTACCGTTCAACATGGTTCACCGACAATAAGGGGCGAAAGACCTACGGGATTTGGGGTGCCTCCCGCTTCAGCAGCCTCAAGCAGCCCATTCGAGCCAAGTATAACACCATCAATAATCGTGTCGCCCTTGAAGATGCCATGACAAAGCAATATATCACGATTGACAAGTCGGCCATCGAACATATCACGGACCCCAACGAACAGAAGGAGCGACTGACGCACATTATGGACGAAGTGATAAAACTTTTCGAGGGGTTGCGAGGCGACCAAATCCCGGTCTTGCCGCACTATGTCGAATTGCATCATGTTGACCTCCAAAACACCATACCCAACAGCAGTTCGTTCCTCGACAGCGTAAATGCGGACATTGCGGCGGTTTTACAAGTGCCGCGTGTTGCCTCCGGCCAAGAGCGCGGCTCCACCTTTGCTGCCACTTTCAATGCAAATCTTTGGGCCGTTCAAGCCATATCCAGACTCCATAAGGTTCTCTCGCAGTCTGTTATGGCGTTGTTTAGTAAGCACCTTGAGTTGTTGGGCATCCCCCACCGTCGCCAAGACCTCCCAACCATCAACTTTGAGGCAATGAACCAAGAGTCGCCCCTCAATGTAATGCAGCGCGTCACGATGGGGTATGACGGCGGCCTCCTAACTCTCAATCAATGCCTCGACCTAT